CGATTTCCTTAAAGCCAATCCTACTATCGATGCCACGCTGTTCTTCTGGGGATATCGCAGCGACCTTGAGACGGTTGCTGCCTATAACAACGTAGTGCAGATGTGTCAGGATACGGGTGTTCCTTATACGGCAGTAGGCGGGACCGGCAAGTTGCCGCCGACCAGCGTTGCCCAAGATTGGCTTTCTTATAAAGAGCAGGAGCTCACCGGCTGGGATCGCCAGAACTATTTGAGAGATCACCAGACGCTGTACGAGTGGGGCATGGCTAACCTCGGCTGGGACGAAATAGACTTCTCCACAGTGCCGAGTCCTGAGATGAAGAAACTGCTGGATCAGTACGACGCGGCTCCGGTTGGCGATTCAAGATTAAGGTTGCGTTGCCAGAATCAAGAACTCGATAACTGGATGGTAAATATCGAGGGTTATTCGGCAGCTTACGGAACCGATAGATGCACCAAGCTGGGGTACTAAACTATCTTTCAAACCCTTCGCAGTTAAGACATTCGCAATAATCTATTCCATCGACAGTATGTATTTCCGTTTCACAGGTAAAAGGGCAGTTACAGTCAGATTCCTGTGCTTTTGCCCCGTCGAATAAATCAGTCACATTAGCAACTACAACGGCAGCAATTAACCCAATGACAGCAATGCCTACCACAAAGGCAGCGACTGTTGCCACAGGGTTATATATCTTTCCTAATATCTTCACGTAATTATTCTACCACAGCAGTCAAACTGAATAGCTCAAACAGATAACAGGGGTCGCATGAAGCGGCCTTTTTGTTTAGGAGGAATACGGTGAACAAGGTAGACCAGCAAGCGAAAGGTAATCAGGCGCAAGCTCTCCCTGGTGACAACCAGGCACAGCCTCCGGCTGACCAACAGACGCCTCCTGGGAGCAAAGGCGAGGAACAGGCAGGGGGAAAGAAAGAAGGGGAGAAGGGGGTCAAGCTCTTCACGCAAGAGGAAGCGGACAAGTACGCCGAGGATCATGCGAACAAGAAGCACGGCAAACTCCGCAGCCAAAACGCAGGCATGGAGAAATGGTTGAACCTATTCGCCATTGAACACCCGAAGGCGCAGGCACGGGTTCAAGAGCTTGAAGACCTCATGAACAAGTACGAGGCGGAAGGGGAGAAGAAAAACCCCGACCTCGCAGAACTTAACCGTATGAAGCGCGAAATTAAGGCCAAGGAGAAAGAGCTTGTTAAACGTGAGGAAGCTCTGCGATTCTCTATGGCCGAACACGGCGAGGGCTTAAAAAAGATGAAAGCCCAGGAGACCAAGGACAAAGCCGCTGTGATAGCGGATGAGTTCGGCATTCCCATAGATGATCTGATGGATTTGGAGCCTACATCTGAGGAACAGATGCGGGCGTTCGCTGAGAAGCTGGGCAAGGTCAAGAAAGCCAGCGGAAGCAAGCCCGGCGACTCCGGTTCAAAGGCTGGAGAGAGCAGCGAGAAGAATCCTGAGGACATGACTATAGAGGAATACGCCGCATGGTGGAATAAAAAACACCCAGTCAAATAACGAAAGAGAGGTAACACTTAAATGACACAGACATTAGTAACCCCCCAGGGGGTAGCAAGAGAGGCGCTGATGCGCCTTTCACAAAAGCTGGTTCTGGCCAACCTTGTCTACAAGAACTACGATCCCGAGTTCGTCGGCAAGGTAGGCGACACGGCCAGGATCAAGAAACCCATCACCTTCACGGCTGCGGACTTCACGTCTACAGTCAGTGTGCAGGACATCGTCCAGGGATATATAGACGTAACGCTGAATAAGCATAAGGACGTCACATTCGCACTCTCGGCGAAAGAACTGTCCCTGAGCATCGATGAGTTCGCCAAGGAGCTGATCGACCCGGCGGTAGATGCCATCGCACAATCCGTCGAGGAAGCACTGGCCGGACTCTACGTCGATATCCCGTACTTCGGCACCTATGATGGGACAACGGAGACGACCAAGCTCGCGGGACTCGCCGCCGCTCGCCAGCAGATGAATACACTCGGAGTGCCACAAGACAATCTGCGCAGGTTCGTGCTGGGCCCGAAAGCTGACGCAGGGATGATCGTCGTGCCGTCATTCATCAACGCCGAGAAGAAAGGCGATACGCAGGCCTTGAAAGATGCCGCCCTAGGTCGCATCTTCGGATTCAACTTCTACAACAGCACCAAGATCAAGACCCATGCGTATGGCAGCGACGATCTCGCAGGCGACGTCGCGACAGAAGGCGCAGCCGGAGCGACCTCGCTAGCCGTGCACGCACTCGGCAGCAACGGCACTATCGCCAAAGGCACACTGTTCACCATCGAGAGTGACACCACGCAGTACGTGCTTACAGCGGCCGCCACCATCTCCACGAACGCGGCAACGTTAGTCTTCTACCCGGCACTGGCAAAGATCGCAGCCGCGGCTAAGATAGTCACGCTGTACGGGGACTTGGAAGAGAGCCTGGCATTCCACCAGAACGCATTCTGTCTGGCCTCAGCCGCTCTGGCCAAGCCCGCAGGCGCCGCATACTGCGAGTCGGTCAACTATCAGGGACTCTCCTGCAGGGTGATCGCCGCGTACAATGCCAGCACCAAGGTAGACCAGGTGTCCGTGGACTTCCTGTTCGGCGTCAAGACACTGTGTCCTGAGATGGCCTACCGCTTCCGCATGGCGTAGGAGTAACTAGGACATAACAATAAAAGGGGAGAGCCTTAAAAACTCTCCCCTTCTTCAAAGGAGGGACTATGCCGACGCCAATCGATTCGCTTTCACCTAAAAGCAGTGATGCGCAGATTCGAGATGCAATCTCGGCATGTATTGCTATTGAGATTGATACCGGCAGAGCACAATCGCAAGACCAGGCGATAGGTATGTGCTTTGACATGGCCAGGAGAAAGACGGGCAAGAAAATCAGCCGCGGCGGAGAGTAACGATGAGCGACAAACTAACAGAATTCAGAGACGCTTTACGGGCAGCACTGCAGGACACAGATCCCGACAACGAAATATGGACTGACACCGAGTTAGACCAGCATCTGATAAGGGCACTCGTTGACATCAATTCTGTGCGACCACGTGAGCAGAAGACTACACTCACGACCACTGCGGACTCGAAAGACCTCGATATATCCAGCCTCACGGACAGGCTCGATGTTGTGAAGGTAGAGTACCGCGTAGGGCAGGACCCGCAGGAGTTCCGCAACTTCACCACATGGGCTGACGTGCTGACGATGGACATCGACAGCCTGCCGTCCGCCGCTGAATCGGTGTACATCTACTGGACGTCTCCGCATACCCTAACCACAGCAACAAGCACATTGCCCGCGGCTCTGGTCAACCTGCTGCTCATGGGAGGGGAAGCCTTCGCAGCGCTGGCATGGATCAACAAGGGCAGGTCTCAGATCGTGGATTCAATCACCAAGCTGACCAGCGTTGATACCGCCCTCGGGCTGATCGCCGCACGGGTAGCGCAGGCCGTCACCGACCTGGCAGCAGCTCGCCTGGGTGTAGGACTTAAGGCGACGGAAGCCAATACAGCCATTGAGGCTATGCAGGCGCGGATCACACAGGCAGTGGCAGATATAGCCAGCGGACGCGCTCTCGTAAACAGCCTCACACGAGGAAGCAATGCAGAAACCGACTACTTGCGGGTAGCAGCTACTGAACTCAATACGGCTACCGAGTACCTGTCTAAGGCGAGGGGGTATCTGGCCGAAGACCAACCGGCGCAGGAGAAAGCGAACCTGGCCTCACACGAGTTGACGGCAGCCAACGGATACATCAACGAAGCGCGGTCACGCTTAACGGGCATATCGAGCAAGCTCAACATAGCTGCAATGGTCAGGCAGTACCAAGCCGACGCTATGCAGAAGCTGGCACTGTTCAAGACCGAACTGAGACAGCATGAGTCCATCTTGATAGTGCCGAACTATTCAAAAGATTAACAGGAGGTACACATGCAAGAAGTAAAGGAACGCGCGATCTGGCAGTGCAAAGCCAGACTGCTTAAGTACAAAGAGGACATCACGCCGTTTGCCAAGGACGGCAAAGAGGCGGACTTCCATAAGCTGTTCAAGCCCTACGAGGTAAGGGAGATAGACGGCAACTGCCTGTTGAACTCTGGCATTGACGAGATGTGGGACTTGATAACGGGAGTCGTCTCAGGAGCCACCCATATCTTTGACAACGCCGCTGCGACCATAGGCGTAGGGGATAGCGCCACCGCAGCCGCCGCCACGCAGACCGACCTTCAGGCGGCCACAAACAAGACCTACAAGGGCATGGAGTCAGGCTACCCGACGTCAACCACACAGAAGGTCACGCTGAAGTCGAGTTTCGGCAGTGGAGACGCCAACTACGCATGGCAGGAGTGGGTCGTCAAGCAGGGCACGAGCACCATCTGTATCAATCGCAAGGTTGAGAGTTTAGGTACCAAGAGTTCGGGAACCTGGACTCTGGAAGTGACCATAACGCTCTCATAAATGCCTTGACTTTAGTTCCCAGTGAGTTAAGGGCGAGGCCGTCTCGCAAGGGGCGGCCTCTGCTTCCTCTTTGAAAGGCGGACTATGTACGCAGAGATTGAGACATCAGGTATAGAAGTTCAAGACGGGCTGGTAAGGGTTCGCTTTGCGTTCTACCTTGAGCCTTTCGACCCACGCTACAACGAGCATTTCGTTCATGTTATAGACGAGACAAGCAAAGAGTTCAAGGAAGGCTATCAAGGCAAGATAGATGAGAAGGGGCAACCTGTTGACCAGAAAGACTACAACAAGTGGTTTGATAGTCTTCCGAAGGTCTGGCAGAATAATCCCTTCCACAATCACTTTGATATGGTGTCTGCGGACATTACTGATACCGAACTGAAACAACTAATGAAGAAGCGTCTCAAGGACTTCGGCAAGGCGTGGAGCGAAGGTTTTGCTTCCGATGTAAGAGGTGAAGCGGTTAAGCAGATTCAAAAGGGTTGGGATAGAGACGACAAACACAACAAGACGAAGGCCGATTTTGACCGATGTGCTATCAAGGGGCTGGACATAGCAGCGAGAAAAGACAGCTTCAAGAGGATTAAATGACTGTTATTAATGTAGGGCCTGGGGCAATTGATAGAAATAGTTATTTATCCCTGCCTAACTATACGATTATAGATACAACCGGTCCTGCCAATGACACAGG